GCTTCAAATTTCTCAACATGCCCTGATTCAGTTCGCCTACTTAAAGCCTGTGCAAAGGAGATATTGCTGATTCCCATTGGAATTGCTAAACCCCCAACAAGGGCATGTAATCCGTCAGAGCAGTACATTCCATGAGACTGTTTGCATAAGCAATATCTTTTTCTATTCACAATCAAACGGGTAATATCATGACAGTGAGGACAATAGATTAATTTCATTTTTGATCCTTAGAAAGATTTTCTTTTTCTCCCAACCGTCTTTGCCGTGCCTCATATTCATTGATAATAGGAGCGCAAATTTTAGCAAGGTCAATAGAAAACTGGCTTAATTCGATATTGCACTTGCAGCATATTTCTTTTAAAGCCCTAACCGCACGATATTCCAAGGTACTCATTTCTCTTGCTCCGTGGTGTATTTTTCATAAGCCATTTGAATATAATGAGCAGCTTTGAGAAAATCCAATTCCTGTTGCCCCTCTCTGGAATTGCGCCCAAAACGTGACAAATACTTTTTTACCTGATTAACACATTCCTCACAGGTTTGTTCCGTAACCAAATCTTCGCCTTTATCCCCATACTGAGGAACAGTGTAACTTTCAACATGATCCATGACCGTCAAAGCAAAACGCATCCAATCAGCCCCACGTTTGCTTAACATTTTTGCTGGTTTAATATCTTCACCGTTGTCAATGTTATTTAATATCATAGTCAGCTTCCTTCACAGTGGGTTTCTTTTCCAGTTTCGCTTTTACTCCACCATTATTGATTTTTTCAACAACAGTTTGCTTCACATGCTCCACATAATCAATAACCACCTGATCGGCTTCCTCTTGGGTATCAAAAATCAATTGCGTATCATTGTTTTTCGCCTGAACCCAAGTCTGCCGACCCTTTAACCGAACCTGTACCGCGTACTTGGTAATCATCTTACCACCTTCATTGATATATACCTTAGTAGACCTGATATTACCCCTTTTCATCTTTTTCTCCCTTCTTATTATTGGCGCGGATGAGTAGATATGTTGCCCAATAGCATAAACCTATAACAACAAGAGTAAAAATTCGATTATCACTGATAAACTGGAATACCAGACCATCTTTGTTCAGCATGGTATCCACCAGCAAAAAAGCCATACTGAAACCAATGCCAAATAAGAAACCACACAGGACAATAATTAAACAAACCAGAATAAAACTGATATTCAATTCTCCATCTTCATCTCTGCTAACTAAATGCCAATTCATAATTATTCTCCATGTATGGTTTGATCACGCCGATAACCCAAAGTGCTGATAATTTTGTCCATGTAGATACAGTCACAAACTCTGCATGGGCCAATCTGTTCTCTGACCTCATCATGCCTTTTAAAAAGCTTTTCCACTGTATAACCACAATTAGGACATTGATATTCAATAAGTGGCATGGCTTTCCTCTCTAGGTCAGATAATCATATTTATATTTATCAGGATTATTTACAGCATTAACCAAAGCCATAAGTCGATCATCTTGATCATCATCAATAATATTGTGCCACAACTGTCTTTTTCTTAAATATGGATCAAGAATCCATTTGTTTAACGGCCACTGATCATTGTTGAATGGGAGATTATAAATAGGAATCCATTTTGGTCTGGTATGCTCAAACCCTCCCCATTTTTCATGCATATATTCTTTGTTTAATCCATAACTCACTCTAGATTTTAAATGATACATAGGATTACGTCTAACGGTAGCACTGGTATAATGGTAAAACTTATCATGACTGCCAATGTCTTTTTTATAATTTACAATACTCTTTTTTACCCGTGTGCGGTAATCATCATCTTCGACATAAGCAGGAAAGAAATTTTCATCAAAAGAACCAACCACATTAAAACAAAACCTATCTATATAAAAACAATTGAATTGGTGGGTTGATTCTACGAAATTATTATTGCCAAAGCCAGCAACAAACTCATCCCAAAAATCTCGCATAAATCTGGTATCAGAACCTACAAAAACCACGCCATCATAGTCATTATTGTGAAACGCATCTCTTAATACAATATTCCAACCACCACTAACACCCCAATTGTTTTTACGTCTTATCAAGTGGTCAATGTGTTTAGCGTTTTCACTAATTGTTCTTTCCAGATCATTCATGCCTTGCCACAATACGCAAGTATCAACACTCTCAGGCCAAGATGATACACATTTCTCCAATAAATCTCCATTAGAAAATGCAAGGGTTGCCAATAGTATCTTCATCGTTTCACACCTTCTGTAAGATCAATGCACAATTGTAATCATTGTTGTCAAATAGTTCTTTTTTCAATATAACTTTTAATTTGTATCTGTATGTATATTCATCAAGGTTCATTTTATAAATAACGTTTAAAACAAACTGCAACCCAAAGTTTTTATGTTTGTGTTCACTGTTGAGGGTATTTGACCTTTGTTCATAAACTTGTTGGTCAGGGAACAACAAACATAAATAACCCTCATGCTTTAATACCCTTGACCATTCTGCTAAAACCCCCTCGGTATATCCAAAATCTTCTATACAGTGGGAAGAATAAACATAATCCAAGCAATCATCCCTAAACATTGATAAATCTCTTGCATCCCCCTTGATATGTTGGGGTTTCTCACCGACATGGGAGTAACGTTCTGGCAAATCAAAGCAAATAGCAGTATCAATGATAGGATCACCACCAAAACCAATATCTAACCCATTCCCTTGACAATAAGGAAGAAATAAATGTCGATATTTTGCTGTCTCACTCATTTTAGTATCCTTTGTTGTTTTTTCCGTAAAAAGCAATGCCACCATCGGAGCAGAGCATAATATCTAGGTGCGTAAAAGGCTTCATTACCTCACAAACGCCTTGCGGAGTGAAACGCCAGTAATCCCCGCCATGATTGAAATCCCCGTCACCTTCCTTATTATAATCTCCAATCAGCAATCCATCTTCCGGTTCATATTTCTTTTTCGTTGGATGATACGGTTGCACAAAAGGAACTTCAGCCCAAATTAAGCCATTTGGTTTGCAAATCCTTGCCATTTCCATTGTTGCAACAAATGGATTTTTTACATGCTCAAGGATTGCATTGCATACAATAAGATCAAAGATGCTATCTGGAAAAGAAGTATCACAAATATCCTCACGCACATCAATACAATCTCTTTTATCGTACAAATCAAGGGAGATAAAAGATTCCCCAAGTTTCTCACCATCGGAACTTTGCACCCCTACCTGAAGACAATGAAAAGGTTTATATCGGTAAACGTCAAGAACGCTAATAAACAGTTGTTCTCGTCTTTTATCATCTTTACCGGGAAACATTAACGGGTATACGTCATTTAAACCCAATTCCCAAGACATTTTTTACTCCTTTCAAATGTTTCAATAACTCTATCTAATGTAATATCTTCTAAACAGTAAATTCTATCTCGTTCACATTGGCTGAAGGTTACTGGTGCTTTCTTTCGATGATGGCAACCAGCACACTCTAATTCATGGTGGTTTAGCCAAACGACTGTTGCCTTATCCCAATCATGAATACGGTAATGAGGATCAATACAACCAAAGATGCTGAAGATGGGTGTACCAACTGCCTGTGCAAAGTGAATTAAACCACTATCAAAGCCTAAAAACATCTCTGATCTATAAATCAGATTAACAACATTGGTAAATAGAAGTTTACCAATAAGGTTTTGTCCAATTCCTAGATAATTCTCAGGATGAATACCTACCTCAAGCACTGTATAACCGTATTTTTTGGAAATATGCTCAATAAACTGTTTCCAAAGACCTAAATCCCACATGCGGTTTTTCCATGTATTATCTGAACAAACCACAATGGTTTTTTTCAGTTTTTCTAGGTTTGGTGACAATCCATAATAACGTGGAACCGTTTCGTTAGGGTAAAGAATAACTTTGGCCTTTTTTGCATAAGCATCAACCATGTGCATTTGTGGATTGACCTCATAAGCCATATTTAAATCAATCATCAAATCATATTCGTATTTATGCTTCATAAACTTGCCATATTCGGCAATATCTGGATTATTTAAGAACGCATTTGGGCAAACCGTATTAACATAGATTTCCCCTTGCGGATATTTGTTTTTTAATTCCCTGATAATCGGTTCAGTGCAAAGACAATCGCCTAATGCTCCTTGTCTATCCACTAATATCTTCATAGGCTCAAAAGTTCTAGTTTTCAGGTATTTTTGCCACCGATCTTTGAGAAAATCATTGTTTTCTTTTTCTATAGCTTTAAAATCAACGTCAACTTTCTCATGTTTAAAAGATTGATGGTGAAAATGCAGAACATCAACGTATAAACATTCAGCAATCTTATAACCTAGATTGCGTAAACGCAAAGACAAATCTGAATCTTCACAAAAGGCAAAAAACATATATTTATCTTCAAACAGACCATTTGCGTTTACAACGTAGTCTCGGTTAACAATAAAACAAGAGCCACCAATATAGTCGATAGGATGACCCTTTCTCCCTTGACCTACGCCATTCCCTCCTATGTATCCCAAGTCCTGTTTGTTTCCTATTTGTGCTAATCTATCGGTGTCTTCCAGAATAGAGATAAGCTTACTATCCCATCCTTTTGTTTTGATAATTATATCGTTATTCAAAACGCAGAAATATTTGGAGATGGTGGAATTGAAAACATTATTATGAGCCTTGATAAAGCCAAGGTTTGTTTCATTGCGGATTATTTTAATCCGTTTATCAGTTAATGTGTTTAAAT